AGCGATTTCCTTGTCATATTACTCCTGAGAAATATGACAAGGAAATCGCTCCCATGGCCGCCAACACCAATGCAACCAGAATTTTCTGGGGCACTTCCTGGACCTCCCAAACCCTGCTGGCTCGTGAATTGCGTGCCTCCCTGCGTGCCCAGGAAAAAGATGGTCTTCAAAGGGTTTTCATGTTGAATGCTGATCAGGTCTCACTGGAAGTTCCGGCTTACAGTAAATTCGTCAGTGAACAGATCGCCAAACTTGGCCGCAATCATCCATTCATCCGCACCCAGTATTATTGCGAGGAGATCGATGCCCAGGCCGGCATGTTCAACCCTGCCCGCCTCGCTCTCATGCAGGGGGACCAGTCAGTGCAGGCCGGCCCAACCAGCGGCCAAACCTATTGCTTCCTTCTCGATCTCGCCGGCCAGGATGAATCCCGTATGAATCTTGATGCATCCGCGCCTCTTTCCAACCCCGGGCGTGACAGCGTCAGCCTGACCATCGCCAGCATCGATCTCAGTTCCCTGGTCACACTCCAGGCCCCCACCTACCGCCTGGTCAACCGCATGCAGTGGACCGGCCAGAATCACCTGGTCATCTTTGGCAAACTCAAGAGTCTGATCGAAAGCTGGCGTCCTCAGTATATCGTCATGGACGCCACCGGAGTGGGTGAGGGCATGTGGGCGCTGCTGGATAAGTCTTTTCCCGGGCGGGTGATCCCGGTCAAGTTCTCGCAGCAGGTTAAATCCGAGTTGGGCTGGCGTTATCTGGCCATCGTCGAGACCGGGCGTTTAAGGGATTGCTGCCTCACCGACCCGGTTCTGGCCCAGTATTTAGCCTGCCAGGCCGAGATCCTGCCCGGGCCGGCCAAGACCCTGCGTTGGGGTGTTCCTGAAGGTACTCGCGGCCCGGATGGTGAGCTGGTGCATGATGACTATCTCCTGGCGGATGCACTTGTTTCTGAACTGGATCGTCTTGATTGGTCCATAACCACCGAATCCGTTACCGTAACGTCTGTTGATCCTTTGCTGGCCATGGAAAGGAATTTCTAATGTCGCCATCTTTATTTGATCGTTTTCTTTCTGCATTTCGTCCTGCTCCGGTCTCTCTTACCACCGGCCTGGTCGAGACCGACAGTACTTTCTATCCCGGCTCCAATATTTCCAGCCTGTACCGTGATCGCTACGATTATGACCGCCAGACCATCCTGGCCGAGTGCCTGCGTGCCTGGAGGGTCAACCCTATTGCCAGGCGCATCGTCAAACTCTATACCCAGTTCATCATCGGTGAGGGTATTACCGTCGAAAGCGATCACAAGGCCACCAATGATTACCTCAAACTCTGGTGGGAACATCCACTCAATAATTTCGGCCAGCAATGCATGGATTGGTGCGATGAATTGACCAGGTCAGGCAATATGTTTTTTCTCTGCACTCTTGACCAGGTCACCGGTATTTTGTTTGTTCGCGCAGTGCCTGCCGACCAGGTCGCAGAGATCATCAGCCAACCTAATGATATCCTCCAGGAGGTCGCTTATAAACCTACCGAGCAAGGCAGGGATCCCTGGCTTGCCCTTGACCGCACAATGCCCCAGGTCAATTTCATGCTTCATTACGCGATGAATAGACCGGTGGGTGTCGCCTGGGGCGAACCAGACCTGGCTCCCATGCTGCCCTGGATAGGTCGTTACTCTTCCTGGCTCGAAGATCGCGCCCGCCTCAACCGTTTTCGTTTCTCCTGGCTGATCGTCTGGAAAAGAAAATGGGAAAACGAGGCTGCCAAACGTGCCAAGTCGCTCGAATTGGCTGCCAATCCGCCCGCGCCCGGCTCGTGGCTGCTCCTGGATGAGAATGAGACCGTGGAAATGCCAAACCCCAACCTCGAGTCAGCGGATGCAGAGAAGGATGGCCTGGCTCTCAAGAAGATGATCGCCCTGGGTGCCGGCATCCCACCTCATTACCTGGCCGAACCCGAGAGCTCCACCCGCACCACCGCCGAGGCCGCCGGCACACCCACTTTCCGTGGACTTGAGCAGTCGCAGACTTTTTTCCTCAATATGATACGGAGCCTGGCAGTCCTGGCGGTCACCCTACGAAAACAGTATGATCGTAGGGTGAATCCGGCCAGTCAGATCAAGGCCAAGGGTCCGGATATTACCGAGCGGGATAATTCATCTCTCGCCCTGGCTGTCAGTCGCATTTATCCTGCCATGTCCGAGTTGTTCGACCGTGAAGGCATCGACGAGCATGAACTCCTGCGCGTCGTTTACCGCATGGCCGGGGAAGTCCAGCCACCTGGCTATACCCCAACCATGAAACGCCGGCCGCTCAAACCCATATCACAGACAACTGCCCCTTCCAAGAAGCAGACTCGTGATAGTGGTGCAGATCCAACCGGTGTGAATCCAACAGATCCAAGTCAAGAGGAGAATCCATGAGTGAAACTTTAACCTTGCAACTCCAGACCTTGGCAACCGATACCGGCTTCGATATCCTGTCCATCAATGCAGGGGTTGCCAAAGGCCATGACTTTACCTTCAACGCGTCAGTGTTGATGGATAGTCTGCCAATGTGGGATAATCTGCCCTGTTTCCTCGACCATGATTACACAGGTACACAATCCGTCCGCCATCTGGCCGGTGCTCTGCATAATCCCATCTGGAATGATAAGGAAGCCGGCATCCAGGCCATCCTCATACCGGGCGGACCAGGCGCAAAGGATCTTCAATCCCTGCGTCTCGCCGCTCGCAGCGATCCCGCCATCATGGAGGCGGTTGGTTTTTCCGCTCACCTGTTCATTGTCCAGGAGAACGGCATCGTCAAACGCATTACCAGGGTCAGTTCCGTGGATTGCGTTGTTGATCCAGCTCGAGGCGGAAAGTTCCTCGCCTCGTTCCATTCACAAGAAGGAGATCCAATCATGAAGAAAAAAGTAATCCGCAACGGCAAGGAGGTCGAGGTCGAAGAGGCCGAGGTCCTTGCCACAGATCAACTCGTTTCAAATCCGGCTGCCAATACCGTTGATAATACTGATGCCGAGACCGCCGCCCTGCTGCAGGTCCAGGCCGCCCAGAAGTTGGCCAACAGCAAGGCTCATACCGCCGCAGAGAGCCTGCGTCAGGTGCGCTTGGCTTCCTGCCGGGATTTGCTCAAGGTCAGCCTGCAGGCTTCCAATCTGCCCGGCCCATCCGCTGCCCGTGTCGAAACCCGCTTTGCGGCTCAACTCGACAAGGGCGAACCTTACGAACCCGCCGATCTGGAAACTTCCATCCAGGAAGAGCAGGCTTTGTTCAGCGAACTTACTGCTGCGGGTGCCATCCAGGGACCTGGACGCATTACCAATATGCACACCAGCAATGACCAGCTCGAAGCGGCCGTGTCTGATCTGTTTGGTGTGCCCAGGGACAAGCGTCTGGAGTCCGTCAAACCGGCCCATCTGACCGGCATCCGTGAACTGTACCTGATGCTCACTGGTGACTACGATCTGCATGGCGGTTACTATGGTGAACGCATCCAGCTGGCCACCACCGCCGACTTTACCGGCCTGGTAAAGAATGCCTTGAACAAGATCGTCGCCCAGCAGTGGGAGATCCTCGGCCTGGCAGGTTATTCCTGGTGGGAAAAGATCACCAAGGTTGAACATTTCACCAGTCTGAATGATATTACCGGCATTCTGATTGGCACAGTTGGAACCTTGCCATCCGTGGCCGAAGGCGCAGAGTATACCGAACTCGCCATCGGTGACAGTCCTGAGACTGCCAGCTTCACCAAGTACGGCGGTTATATTCCACTCACCCTCGAGCTGATCGATCGGGATGAGGTCCGCAAATTGAAGGCCTATGCCAGCGAACTTGGCTCAGCCGCCCGCCGCAAGATCAGTTCCCTGGTCGCTGCCATCTTCACTGTCAATGCGGGTATTGGTCCAACCATGGCCGATGGCGGTGCCTTGTTCAACAATACCGCCGTCACTTCCCTTACCGGTCATGCCAATCTGCTTGTCGCCGCTCTCGGCACCGATTACGTGTCCTGGAATGCAATTTCCCTGGCCGTATACAATCAACCCATGTTGATCAAGCAGGCAGCCGGCTATTATGGCACCGGTCCCAAGATGGCCGTGGAACCTCGCTTCATCCTGGTTCCCCGCGCTCTCAAGATTCAGGCGGATACATTGTTCCAGACACGTTGGGCGCAAGAACTCCCATCGGCTCCTGTCCTGGGTGGTCCCACCTGGGGCGGGCGTGTTGAAGTCGTGACTGTCCCTGAATGGACTTCTGCCACTAACTATGCTGCCGTGACTGATCCTGCCATTGCCCCGGCCATCATCGTCGGTGAACGCTTCGGACTCAAGCCCGAGATCTTCACCGCAGGCAATGATCTCGCTCCAGCTGTGTTCATGAACGATGAACACCGCATCAAGGTGCGCATGTTCAATGCCGTCCTGGTGCAGGACTTCCGTCCTCTGCACAAAACTAATGTGTAACCATAGTGTCTGGATAATCCTGCCATCTATTCTCGAAAGGAGCATATGAACGAACCAGAATTAAAATCTTTAGCTTTTCTTCTTGCGGAACGCACTCCTGAGCATCTTGCTCATCCAACCATACCTCCCATCCATTGGAATCTCGAAGAGGGCGAAATCCTGCGTGTCCTTCTTGCCGATGGCCGTGAAATACGCGCTCCACTTGAAAGCCTCAAATCCAAACCCGTAAAAAAGCAGACTGTGATTGCTCCTTCGATCGCCGCCCTGCCAGTCCATCCGACCGTCAAGAAATCCGGCCGGACCAAATAATCATAGGGGCGGGGTTAAGTACATTCCCGCCCCATTCTCTTCTACCCAAAAAGGAGACCAAGCCATGGGTAAAATAATTGCGTTTTTCCAGTCCATCTATCAATGGTTCGTAGTTCAGTACGCCAAAAATGGACAACTTGGCGGCTACGTTCACGATACTGGCCTTGCTCAATACATGCCTCCCAATACTTTTCACTGCGTCACAGGCACGTGGACCGATATTGCTGGCCAGGTCGCTGGTACCATCTGTCGCCACAAGGCAGCTACAGCCGAAACTTCTACCGTCAATATCCCTCTCACCATTCCTTCCAATTCCGTTCCTTTGAAGGGATCCTACCTTAAATCGGTTGAGGTTGATTATGAGATTTTGGTGGCTGCCTGTACCAGTGTCACGGCTGCTATCGTTAAAGTCGTGCGTGGCATTGATACGGCTGTTGCAGTGGTTACCACGCCGGCCTGCACACAGGATCTTGCCGCTGCAGTCGCGGCTGCCAGTGTGGAACAGCACAGGCTCAAAGTCACCCTTACCACGCCGGCCTGGATCGATGATGATGAGTATTATTTCCTCAAACTCACCATCGTTGCTGCTGCCACTTCCCAGATCGATCTTTTGTCCGCCGTCGCTCTCTTCACAGAGAGACTGTAAAGCCAGGGTTAACCTCCAA